GATATTGCTCTATATACGGGTAATGGCAGTACGCAAAATATTACTGGATTGGCATTTAGTCCGGATTGGGTGTGGACAAAAGCGCGTAGTTTTGCGGAAAACAATAACGTCTTCGATACGGTGCGAGGTGTTACAAAGCTCCTCTTGACTGATCAGGTTAATGCAGAGCAAACAATTTCAGGCATCACTGCCTTTAATTCTGACGGTTACACTGTTGGCAGTCATGTTTCTTGTAACAGCAACGGACAGACTTACGTCGCCTGGGCATGGGACGCAGGCACCTCAACCGTATCCAACACACAAGGCAGCATCACTTCTCAGGTGCGAGCTAACCCGACTGCTGGGTTTAGCGTGGTTACTGGAACCACTCCTGCAACAAATACTTTTACTATTGGTCACGGATTAAATGCCGAACCTTACTTTATTATTGTCAAGGTTCGCAATCAAGCGTACAACTGGGACGTGTACCACAAAAGCCTTGGCAACACTGGCCGTCTTGTTCTTAATAGTACAAATGCAAATTCAACTACGGCAAATGCCTGGGGAAGCACCACGCCTACATCGTCAGTATTCACGATGGGTGGCAATGGAACTTGGTATAGCTCAGGTGACACATTTGTCGCATATTGTTTCAGCCCGGTAGTCGGGTACTCTGCGATGGGCAGCTACCAAGCAAGTTCAGGGCTTCCATTCGTCTATTTAGGCTTTAAACCCAAGCTTCTGCTAATCAAGAACATCACCTCAAGCAGCACAAGCTGGCGTTTAATGGATTCTGCCCGCGACACATTCAACGATGGTTCCGGGGCTTATTGGCTCAAGCCCAACACGTCTGACGCTGAGGTTGATGAGCGCCCCATTGATTTCTTGTCAAACGGCTTCAAGCTGCGAATGACCGATGGAGGTGACCTGAATTATTCCAGTGACACCTACATTTACGCAGCATTTGCCGAAGCGCCCTTTAATTACGCCCGCGCTAGGTGAGTAGTGGACACGACTACACAGCCCAGTAAAATTACACCAATGCCCTAAACCAATGTTTCTGCTAAACGACCGTCCTCTCAGCCCTGATTCAGCATTTGTCACGCCAGACGGTACTCAGTACCCGGCAAATTTTTTACGCTTGTCCAGCCCTGAGGAACGTGCCGCCATCGGAATTACGGAGCAGCCCGAACCCGCCTGGTACGACCAGCATTTTTACTGGAGCCCAAATCTACCTAAGGACCACCAACAACTCGTTGAGCAGTGGGTAGCGCAGACCAAGCAAACAGCAGGCGCCATGCTTGCAGATACTGGCTGGTTCATCGAACGACTGAACGATCCCAGTTCAGGAAAGCCAGTGCCGCAAGCCGTTCTTGATCGTCGAGCTGAGATTCGATCATTGAGCAATACCAAGGAGGATACTATCGTTGCTACTGCCACCACTGCTGAGCTAGCCGCCTACATCACCAGCCCTGCATACTCAAGCTGGAGCGCACCGGAACCAAATGTTGAAGCGCCTGTGGTGTTCTCATCTAATACCACCACGACAGCATTTGGCTGATGTGGCGGCTGTGGTCCCTGGCCCTGGGTGAAAAAGCCTGCCGTCATAACCGTCAAGCTGATACGGTTGCAATGATTAGGACAGCAATTTTTCTGAGTTATCTCATCACAAACTTATTCATTGTGGCTGGTGTGATCCGCCATTGGAATCATTAAATATAGCCGCTAAAATTTGGGCGGTTTGGATTCTGCACCATGTCTGCGGATGAGCTGCTTTTTGCCTGCCGTCGCTTTAAGAAGTGCAGGGAGAAGCTACCAGCAGCAGATCTGTACCGGGATGAAACCGGCAAACTGGTTTGCCGCCAGGGCCTATGCCCTAATGGCAAAAATCTTGACCAGCAAACAGCACTTGATTTGCAAATACAGCTTAGAAAACAACGAGAGCAAACAAAGGCAGTAACAGCTGAACGGGAACAGCTAATTGACTTGACTCATAGCTTGGAAGACAGGCTGCAAGTAGCGCTAGAGATCAGAGATATAACAAAGGTGCCAGCCATAGAAGCATTCTCCAGCATAACAACAAACGAGGCTGTACCTATACTCCTATGCTCAGATTGGCATTGTGGCGCTGTTGTAAAGCCTGAGACAGTTAACGGATTAAATGCATATGACGTTGACACGTTCCACGAAAGGGCGGCTGCATTATTCCGCAATACGTTGAAGGTGGTACGGATGGTCAGATTTACCAGCGATATTAAACGCATCGTTGTATGGCTTGGTGGAGATCTGATAGATAACCAAATCCATCCAGAGCAGGTCCAAACCCAAGAACTAAGCCCTACTCAACAGCTCATTGAATGTGAGCGCTCAATCGTGGCAGGGCTTGACTACCTGTTGGCCAACGGTGAGTTTGACGAAATAATTGTTCCATGCAGCTACGGCAACCATGGCAGAACAACAGTAAAAATGCAGGCTGACAATGCACATGCTACAAGCTATGAATGGTTGATGTATCAAAGCCTTCAAAGGCACTATCGAAACACTGAAAAAATTAAATTTTGCATTAGCGATGGAAACATTTTGTACTTAGATGTGCTTGGCCAAAAGTTAAGATTTCATCATGGTGATGCCATTAAATATGGCGGTGGTGTTGGAGGCATAACTGTTCCCTTGCAAAAATGGGTCTACCGTCAAGACGTAGGGATTAGGGCAGATCACAGTTTCTTTGGCCACTTTCATCAATTAACGCTTGGCCAAAACTGGTCTGTCAATGGCTCGTTGATAGGGGCTACAGCCTATGGACTGAAGCTAGGTTTCCCACCAGAGAGGCCACAGCAGTTATTGCGTTTCATTGATAGGGATAGGGGATTTACAGTATCGGCCCCTGTGCTAACTGATTGAGAAATATATGCTCTAAACTTTACCCCTAGGTATCAAGATGCCCAAGGCCATCCCAATAATTCCTGCTGGGATCTTATCTGTTGCGCTTTCCCACGCTGCCTTGCATGTATCGGCGTCCATCCTGAGGCAGGCGTAAGGTATGTATAAACCACTAGCCAAGAGCTGCCAACACATTGCTGTGGCAAATGCCCAAAGAGCTAGTCGTTCTATTGTCATTTTCTTTGTCGTTTCATTGGGTCTCTGCCCTCAAAGCTTCTTATTCGATCTTCATGGTCTTCAAGCCAAGGGATAACATGTTCTGACAGGGAGTAGTTCATTCGGGCCAATTGGCCAGCAATAGACCAAAGGCCTCCAACGGCAGCAACGCCAAGGCCACCAAGGGCAATTTCAACCACGATGGACAGGGCAGGATCAGGTGTATGTTACCGATTATTTTGTCACCCAGGAAGTAGTTTGCCCTCTATTTGCAACTAAGCAGCCAGCCACCTTCGCCATTAATCATCCATCGAGGATTCCAATTTTTGTATGAATACTTCTGCGCTGCGCCATTCGTATTATCCGTGTATCCACCGCTTACTAGACTGGCCTCACCGTTTGGATCATTCATCACCCAAAAACCATAAGTATCGTTGTAGCCAATTACTACTGTCCAGTGCCCGCCACCACTAGGGCTGGAGACAGGCCCATGATGCAACCATCCAACAGCAACGGGTCTGCCAGCATCAATCTCCCGCTTAAGGGATAGGGGCGTACCATCTGTTCTAAAGTCAGCCCTAAGGCCCAAGGCTCGTAATGTTGCAAGTTGCGCTTGGGCATCAGTGCTATCGCCATACCTGGCCCTCAATTTGTTGTATTCGTCATCGCTGCTAATCTTCCCAGCCTTTATTGCAAGCATTGCACATGAACTACTAAAGCATTCCCTGTAGCCAGTCCCGCTTTGATTATCGTTTTGGCTTTGCCACTTAACGTCAAGGGTCTTGGCTTCCAGCAGCTTCTCCTTAAACTTGTCAGCCCACTGTGAATGGACGGCCAGCAGGGATGGGTCGGCCTGCTTTATGTGCTTGTAAAGCATCCAAATTGCTGAAACCTGCTGTGGCTCACCATTGAATGCCTCCCAGTGGTCCTGCCATTTTTCTGGCTCCATCAATACTTGTTCCATACCCATAGCTGCCATGTCATCAGTTGAATGATCTCAACAAAAAGGGGGTTGAGGTCCAGCACCTCTTCCCCCTCGGGTCCCATGAACCCTATGGAACCATGGTTCCGATCAGGCCGCAACCAGTTCAGCATAGGCTGACTTAGCTATTTCTTTAATGTCAACAGAGCTATCCGCATCGTCGCGGATTACTACCAGTTCATTCGTTTCTTCTACAATTTCAAGTCGGAAATACTCTCCTGGCTTACCACCAATTTCATTTAGGTAACCACCAGTAATAACGATGTTCCCTGACTTGTCATTTGATTTAACTCGATAGCCTTTGGAGCGTGTCTTGCCGGTTTTGGGGCTGGCTTTGATGCTTGGCACTGTCACGATTCCTTGAGCAATAGCCAAGGCTTGCCAGAAGGGTTGACGGTTTATCTGGATTTTTACATCACCCTCGTCTCCAATAATCTCACGGCAATAACCAGCTCCTTTAATTAGCTCATCAATTGGTAGGCCCTCGTTAGCTTGGGCAAATGTCAACAACTCTTGTCCTGTGAGGCGAGCCATAAAGGCATGAAGATCGATTGCCTTTATATAATGACATGGCGCAACCGCCTTGGCAACATACTCTTTAGAGCTTTAGGTTGACGTTTCCTGCCTTATCTATGCCATGGGTTAGGAATGACTGGCCAACGGCTACAGCTGAGTTAGCCAGTATTGAGCCCATGCCAACTGTTGGAGTATTGGTCGGGGCTGAGTAGCGAGGAGCAAGGCCTTGGATAGGTGCCTGTGGATCAAAGAACTCTTGCTCCCTGTAGGGCTGTTGAGCGTTGTCAAACTCTGATTGGGTCTTGACTTGAAGCGACTCAAGCTCTCTTCCGTACTGCCTAGAGCTGAGATCAAACGTCGGGATGGTCAGCTTATCCATCTGATCCTTGGCGTACTGGGAATCGGCGCCATACCGATTAAGAGAGTATTGAAGGCCTTGTGCTGAATCTTGCATCTTTACTGCAAGCTTGGCCATTTGGTTAGCTGCTGTATCGTTGAGCGAATTGAGTAACCCTAGCTTAATCTCCCTGCCTTGGGTGTTGTTTGTATATTTGACGTACTCCCTACCCAAAGCTTGCAATGCGTCAATGGCAAGGCGCTCAGCAGTAACGCCACCTCCCTGCCGCTGAAGTGCAGCATTACTGCTTTGGGCCGACTTGGCAATCCCGGCAAGTTGGGTCATCTGCCATTCGGCCATGTCCCGTTGCTCATCCATGTAGAGAGAGCCAATCACCTCCTGGGCCGTCTTGTTTCTCTCTAGCAACACTTGATTGCTGTCAAGGGCATCTTGGTTAACTTGAGTCAGGTACAGTGCAGCTTGCTGCTTCGCTTCGGCAGCTAGCTTGTTCTGGTTGTAGTTGTAGGTAAGGCCTACCTCAGTAGCCCGTAGCGCTTCCTCTGTCACAAACTGGTCATAAAGCCCAGCGCTTTGTATCCTGTAATTATCTGCAGCAGATTTAATTAGCCTCGCTCCCATCTGGGCTTGGTCTACAGCATTCTGCTTCTCTGTCTTCCTTAGCTGAGCTGTTCTAGCAACGTCCCAATAGTATTGAGACATTGCCTGTCTATTCTGAATATCGTATTGCGTCATGTCGTATGCATACTTATCCATGGCCTGTTGATTCGCCATGCTATTGGCTTTTCGTATTGCTGCATTCTGAGTATTGCCAGACATAAACGAATTAGCCACGCCCAGGCCAGCTGATAGCACTAAGGGAAGGAGGGGCATCGTTAATTCTGCTGCGCCCTGTTACTGTAACTTCCTTCCCAGGATGCGCCAGTCAGCCGAACTGGTAGCCAATTATCTGATCGAACCGTAATTGTAGCTTCTGTATTTTTTGATTTTACAGGTACTCTGAACGTGCCTGTGCTTACCCCCGTGCTTAGCGCTGACCCTTGATCTCTTAGTTGATTGTTTTCTACGTTTAGGACAGTTGCCCTGAACTTATGGGTCTGAACGCCACGGTTCTGTAACTGCACATCTAGCGTGTAATACCCACTGTTGTAATGGTGGACAGCCCAGGTATGAATTTGCAAACGGCCATCTAATTCACCAATTGTTTTTGTTCTTGCTTGATTCATGGTTGACTTGTAAGCCTTCGTAAATTCATAGGAAAATTCATATGCTGATCCAATAGTCACTTTGGCCGAAGTCCAATCCCCACGTTTGTCGCAGACAATTGAGTTTCCGCTTGATGCCGAGCCCAGCTCATAACCCTTGACCCCTGCATTGTCAAATCTGGTGACCACTGATGTCTTGCTTCTAATGGTGTATGGCAAGGTGAAAGTGGTTAAGCCTGTTGATGCGCTATATGATGCTGAAACATTATTGGTAGACAGCGTATCTGAGTTGCATTCTGGAAACTGAATAGCACGATCTAGCAGCAGGACAGGTTCTTCGGCCTTTACTGTTTCCTGTAGATTTAGAACTACAGAATATGTACCATCTGGATAGCTCATCACCAGCCATAGCTCATTGTCATAAAACCGAAGCCACCTTACGTCACCATCAAATGTCCATTCGCTCCAGCTTGCCTGCTGTTTTGCAATTGCTCCATCACCGCTTTGGTATAAATACTTGTAGATGTATAAGCGCTTAGGGTTGGATTCATCGTTGCATACCATTACGTCAAGCGATTCTCCTACATCCATTAGGGTGCAAGCTCCCTGTATGAGCCGTGGAACATGGTTCATAATGTCGTTATTGGCCCCTAGGTTTAAGCCAAGTCTTCTTCCAGTAGATCCAAAGAACTGATATTCACGAAAGCCTGTATAACCGAATTGGAATGTAGGAAACAAAATGTTAGGACCGGCAAGCCTCGGCCTAAGCTGTGTATTCATCATGATATTGCTGAGCCGTATGACATAAGCAGTAGTTGGGCTGAGCACATCGCCATCTACAGCTCTCATCTGATACTGGCCCATTGCGCTAAAGAGCAATAGGTTCTCCTCTAAGGGGAGCATCCAAGCCAAGTCGCTCCTCGATTCGCTGCTGGCCCTTACGTCTATTGGGTCAGTATCTAAGGTTTGAGCTGAAGTCTCATTGAAGAATGTAAACAGGTTATTAGTTTTGGTAAGGGCACAGGATTCTCCTGATATGACAGCCAGCCGCCCTCTGAACACTGTCATGTCTCTAATCTGGCTACCGACAAACGATGGGTTTGGAACCGTGGTTCCATCGCCTGCTGTTCTGTCTGCCCATTCAGGAAACGTATAGGTGTAAGTAACGCCACTAACGACCAGCGTCCTTACTGCTCCATCGGCTGGGCCTACAAAGATCACCTGCTTGGCAGCTCTGTAAATCACCAGAGGCATTGTTGCCCTGTCTATTCTGTATTCAATGTCAGGCGCTACCGTCTCCTGCCAAGTCCCCTCTTGAATAGTAGTTCCTGATCCACCACCAACAAATTTAACGTAGTAATCATCAAGTGATCCACTGGGATCATTGTCAATCTTAATCTTGAAACCAGGCTTAGCAAAAGTAGGAAGTTGGCTAAAGTTATTAACTGATTTCTTAACAACACGCGCAAGCGTATTGGCCCGTCCATCGGCAACCGATATTTCAAAACTGCTACCGTTTGATTTCTTTATATAGATCACACTGTTCTTTACTTCAACGGTAAAGCCGCTTGCAGATTGTATCTTGCCAGCCAGATCAGCGGCAACTGTTTCAGTGCTTAGCTGGTTAGCTGCATCAGTTGCCTTTGGTGTTGTAAATGCTGTTAGCGCTGTTCCGTTAACAGTCACTATGTAAGACACTTGATAGTCAACTCCCTGCACAAACAAGAGAGCTTCTTCTGTAATGCCTGCTGATCTGCTGGCATCCATTGCTACTACCTTCTCTCTGTTTAAGAGCAAGGCAAGTGGCCCATTGTTAATCGCTACAAATTTTTGATTAAAGCTTGAGTTAACACTTGTCGTCAGATATGAGCCAGCCGCGCCCGTAACGACCGTTTCGCCACCTACCGTAGTAGTCCCCAGGCCAGTGCCATGCACATCAATACTGCATGGAAGGCCAGACAGGCTAACCCTGGCAATTGATGTTGTTGCTGAGTTGGGCTGAACATAAAGGCTATATCTTTCTCCATCCGCTACTGGGATGGTTTCCATGAAAAAGTCTGTCTGTGTTGAGCTTGAAATCTTGTCAACATATTGTGTGTTTTGTCTTTTGCCAAGCCCATCTATTGGGCTGCTCCAGCCATTGACTTGGCTGCTCCCTTGCCCAGGTGCCCGTAGATGTTCAGGTTGCTGGCTAATGCCTTGCACAAGGCTGTCAAATCCGCCTTGGATCAGAGCCGCGATAGGTTGGCGGCGACCGCTTAGCGAAGACTGGGAAGGGCGTCGTGGCATTAGTTCATCCGGTAGCGCATTCCTTCAGACGGCACAAAGCTGTCTCCCCTTAGTGTGCCGCGATCTGAGCCCCAAAGCATGTTATTCCGCAACTGAGATTCTTCAGACCTAATAAGCATTGCCCTTGCATACTCCTCATCATTTGAGGTATAGACGTAAATGGCATTGCTATTGACATAGCGATCACTAAAGATCCTTGCTGCCCTGATTGCTATGTACTGATGAGCAGGGTGAGGCATCTCATCCCATTCAAGCTGAGTGATAATTCGGTCTACTATTAATGGTGCTGTCCAGGTAGTAATCGTAAATGTATGCTCTTGCCTGTCCCATACCCTTAAGCCCCTAACTGTAAAGCGATTGTCAGGGTAGCGGTTGGGCGAAAAGATAGCGTTTAGTGTATTGGATGGCAGGTTATATGTATTGCTAGCATTCTTTGCAATAGTATAAGCCTCATCAGTATTCCAGGACCAGCCTTCAGACTGAACATCACGGGATACCTCCAGCAGCGCTCGCCTTGCATAGGCAGAGTCTGTAAGTTCATTTATAGTTGAGTCGCTTAACTTGGATATTGGCGCTTCGCCAATTGATCCAAGCATTATGTTAACTGCTTCAAGTTCTGTCATCATTCTCCCTCGCCTACAACTCCGCTCTCATTGTCGATCATCGTAACTACAGGTTGAATAGCTTGCGGATCAAGCGACTGGTTAGCAGCAAAGGATGCCAGCAGCTTTGCGTTACGCTCATCCTCTTTCGATGTTTCGGCTGCATCAATTTGATGCGCTTCATCCTTTGCGCTGCGACGAGAGGCCATAAAAAAGGGGGAGCAACTGCCCCCCCACTTTGACGCTTTTTGCAAGCTTCAGCAAATCAAACTACACCGAGCTGTAAACCTCGATAGCGCACTCAGGGCGAAGCACCCCAAACCCGCAGGAGTATTTACCAACCATCATGGTGGACTGGTACATGACTTCATAATCATTGCCAGTCATCTGCATGGTGATGTCACGCAGCTTGACCACGCCAACAGCTTCCTTGGTAAAGGCAAGCATCTTGGTGTTCCTCATGTCCACAGAGGACAGAGTTGTGGTGGTGCCACCGAAGGTATAGCCACGTTCCCCGGCGGGAGCAGTGACATTACCTTGTGCAATGTGGTTGCTGGAGTAAATGCTGAACCCTGCCAGCTTGGAGATCTGCCCCTCGGCATAACCACCGTTATTGCTGAGGTGGTTGAAATCCGTATTTACGGCACGGCTTGATTGAATCAGCGTGTAGTAAACCTCAGGCGTGGTAACAATAATCCGGCCTTCGCTGGATATATCCTTTTCGTCCAAGCGGGCAGCAGCTGCAAACACTGCTGCCACATAGGCATCAGCAGTTGGAGATGCGCTTGCCAGGTCGATACGGGTTCCAGTCCGAGCCTGCTGGTCAGGAGTAAGGCCAGAAGGCAAATTAGCAGTTAGGTCTGAAGTGCTAGTACGGGCAGCCAAAGTCAAAAGACGTGCAACACGTTTGTCGTATGCACGGCTGAGAGCGTTGCCGATCTCAGTTGAGTGGATACTACGAATGTCGTAGTGATTCTTGGCCTCATCCAATGAGTAGAGACTGGCGGCTGCATAGAGGTAATCATCAATGTTGATGGTTACTTCGTTTTGAGCCAGCTGGCCAAGGCCAGTGATCTCATCGCCGGGTGTGTGGTAGCCCCAGGGAAGGCGGCCAGTCACAGGAAATTGTGCTGACTTGCCGGAGCTAATAGAACGGGTTTGGCACATGTCCTTGAACAGGCAAGTGCGCTCAAAGGCAGACAGGACTTCACCGCTGAAGACCTTTAGGAACAGTGCGTTTTGTTCAGCGTAGGTGCTGACAGCTCCATTGATAGAGCCGGAACGTGAAAGGGTTGGTGCCATTGTGTTTCTCGTAGAAGGTTGAAGGGTGTCAACTGTTGGCTAGGCCAACTGGAACCGTGGTTCCGTGAGCACTCGATCCGCCTTCATGGGGTTCCGGCTCACCGGCCCATCAGGGAATGATGCTTCATGTCTAAAAATTAGCGCGTACTGAACAGGTTGGAAACTGCCATTCGTGCTTCTATTTCTTTTATGTATGCCGGATCCCGGCTTGGCCCGCTGTATCGAGGATCGTTCATTGCCTTTACTACTTGCTGCTGAGATTCAAATGGAGCTACTTCTGTTGATGCAACACTGCCGCCAACCAGCCTCGGCTCATAGCCGTTACGCATGAGGAAGTCATACTGCATGGCCTTTAGGGCTTGGGTTGCAGATAGCTGATCTCCCTTAGTAAGAGCATCGTTATAGGCGTTAACCCTCTCAGCACTTACGTTGTTTGGATCAGCAGCCCACTGAGTTAAGCGACGATACTCAGCCTCGCCACCGGCTTGGCCAATGAGGCTGGCTGCAATGGCCTGGGTCTGTTCTGGGCTAAGCCCTGGATCAGTACCAGCTTGATTTCCTTCTGCTTCCGGAGCAGCTGTTTCCGGCTCAGTCGCTTGCGTTGAGAACGCCGGTTCTGACTGGCCATTTTTTAACCTGCTGTATTCGGACTGAAGGCTTTTGTAAGCCTGTGCCAGATCATCAACTGTTTCGTACTTGCCGAGGATCAGCCCATTGGCCTCACCTTCGGCTTGCTGAGACTCGTCTAGTAGTTCAGCTTTAGCCGCCTCGATCTTGGCAGCTTCTTCTGCTCCACCTTGGGCCTCGTATACAGAGGCTGTATCAGTGCCAGTTTCAATTTGCATGTTCAGCTTTCCCAGAAATAACCTTGACCATCAGTCCGATAGAGCTTCCGGTAAGGACGCTTGGTGACAGGATCAATGTCACCTTCCATCCTTTCATTAGAAACTTCAACCGAGCTGGCTTGGATTACCGGCTTCAGGCTGCATTCCTGCGGGGCCTCCGGTTGATCCTCCCCCTGGCGTAGGCGGCTGCGCTTGTTGAGGTCCTGGTCCAACTTGTGATGCCCCCTGAGTAGCAAGTTGCTGAGCCAACATTAGCTGTTGATTCTTAGCTTGTATAGACTGTAGTTCTTCTTCTGTCCTGATAAGACCAGCGATCTCAATTCCCAGTGAAGCCGCCAAGCGTTTCCATAGTTCCTGCATGTTTAAGCGTTGCTTGGTGTCCTCATCTAGTGACTGAGCAATCTGCAGGCCAGTAGATATAAACTCAGTTAAACGTGACTTGTCATTACCACGACCAATGGCCTCCAGGCCTGTGGTAACTATTGGATTGACCAGCCCTTCTGGTATTGATGGCATACCATCCACGCTTTCTAGCAGGTATAACACCCGCTTTATTAGTGGTAGCTGCAGCTCAGCGCTGAGGATTGAATACACACCGCCTAGCCCCTGCTCCAGCTGTTCTGCCATCAGTCGGATCTCGGTAGCGCTGACTCGTTCTGCATTACGCTGAATCGACTCGTTTGCAAGGAACGTAAAGTTCAACCGCCGTTCGATTAGCTGCATTGTCTGCAGCGCTGATGCATAGTCACTTGTACTCTCGGTGCCTAGCACACCAACGTCATTGATGTTGCCTGAAATAATGTCACCGCTTTCAGCTCTTGCCAAATCGGCTGCCCTTGTCGTGCCGTTGGGGTTAACCAGAAAAATCTTCTTAGCCCCAATCAGGTTGCCCTGAACCACTGCCTTGCTGAGCTTCTCAAGGGTCTGCAGATCACCAATGACTTCCTCAACTAGCCCCCGCCCATAGCTTTCGTTTGCGATGCGATGCAAACGCAACGGTAGCCATGGGGAATTATCAATACGGCTAAAGCCACTACTGTCGGGCAGCCTTGTATCATTAACCTCTTGATGCCATTCAACTTTATTCTTTCCTTTGTCAATCAGCACTAAAGTATATACATCAACTTTATCCTTGCTTCCTTCTGGCCGGAACTGTGGTTCTAATACTGTGGGGTCAACCTGTTCCCTTACTACAATTTCAATAGGGTTGCCCTCTGGATCCCTCCTTATGCAGTAAGCCCTAAGAGGAAACATCCTTATTGAATCTGGTGATACATAAGCAAGAGCGTTGCCTGACACAATAAGATGCTTAAGCGCTTCTGACATTGCGGGTCGGGCTTTTAGCGTATCTAGCTTGACCAGAACGATTCTTTCAATTTCAGATAAAGCAACATCTAATGTGCTCATCAAGTCTTCCAGCTTTTGCCCGGTCTTTTGGGCATAAGTTCGCATTTTTGCTTTGTCTATTTGCAGCTTGAAGAACGGCTGGCTTGGTGGGAACAGTGCTAGCAGTAGCTTTGCTGATAAGCCACTAACACCTCGGGCCCCTGCCCCTTGATACAAGGAAGGTAGTGCTGTGTTTAGCTGACTACTACCATAAGTCTGATCTGACTCTGGTATCAATGATGGTATGGTGAGGCTAGAGCAATCAACGCCACGGCGCAGGTAGATGGATCGCTCTGTCTCAAGCTTTGACCAGCGTGATCTGCATGTCTGCTTAGCGTCTGGCATTTGCTTAGTTGTTCAACCGTTGTATCATGTCACGCTATCTGCAGGCCAGCAAGACTATTTCCTTTCCCTGGAGTTGACAGAATTTGTAGGTTAGAAAGCATGTTGCTTGAGCTATTGCCAACTACTGAGCGACGTTGGCTGGCCAGAACAGGAGCTGTAGCAACAGGGTTAGGGGTGGGTATCCGTGCTGATGCCAGGTTGATTGCCCGTTCTTGCTGCGCCTTGGTTTCAGCTTGGGCAGCTATCAATGATTCACTAAGTGTTTTGTTTTGCGACTCCAACATGCCAAACCTTCTATTAAAGTCATCGGCTTGCTGTTGAGCTTGAGCTTGAAATGCTTGCTGATTATTGCTAAGCGAACCAGTCAGGTCCGTTATTTGCTTGTTTGCGTCGGCAAGTGAGGTAATAAGCGGTGCAACAACTTCTGTATTGTTTTTATTTAGCGCATCCTGTATAGCCTTGGGCCAGTCATTTGTTACAGCATCAACAGTTGCCTTATTTGTGTCAGTGATAATGCCTAGCTGTTTAGCTAGATCCTGGGTTGCTTGGTTTTGCGTATCATTAACGGCCTGAGCTGCAGCTATTTGATCGTTCTGTTGAGTCCTGATTACATATGCGTCATAGTTTTGCTTTACGTTTGCATTGCCAAGTGCTGCAGTAGGGCTTGAGAACTTTAATTGTCCCGATGCGATCTGAGGGTATATGTTCTGGTTAAACCAAGTTTGGTAGTCAAGCGCTGGCATGGTTCAGGCTCCTTAAGAAACGGACAACTGATCTCTGGCCCGCAGCATAGCGAATCTTGTCTAGGGTTTCATCTAGTTCAGGTGTGCGCTCTGGGTAAAGGAGGTCTAGGGCATCTAGAACCTCCTCACTCGCAAACCTAGCTAAGACAGTAAGGGCAGATTCGGTGGGGTCCATGGAATAACCTGACGGTTCACC